ATTCGGTAGGTTCTTCCGGCTCGAAATGACTCCGGCAATTTTTGAGCAAAATATCTTCCTATCCGACTAAATAAACTGGGCTTTGGCGCCGTGGCATTCCCGTAAATCTGCTTCCTGATTTTCGTAGCGCGTGATTGGTTCATTGATTTCCCCTCTTATTTGACCAATAAGGACGATATCCAGTTATAGAGTTCGGTTTTGCAGAGTGCCCAGTAGATCACGTAGAGCCAACCGCAGAAGAAATGCAGAATCGCCCATCCGACTGAATGATTTGCGATCCAGGATAGAACCACGGCCAAGACAGCCCCTATTCCAATTCCTCCACTCGCCGTACAACTACTTTCCCTACTTGACATTTGAATCCTCCAGTCTTTTTAATTTCTCGTACATCTCTTTCGCCTTCCCTACCAGCATCCCCAGGTCTCCCATCTCGATTATCGTATGATCGTTAAATCCCGGGATGATCATGATTGTTGACCTGTCCAATGCCTTGTTTTTCTTGGTACCGAAAAACATATAACCAGAATCATTGATCTCTATCAGGTCTATTCCTACGGATTCTCTATTAACCTGCCGATCTTTGACACCATGCTCTTCATTTCCGGGCTCGCCTCGATCATTTTGTAGGTCTCCGTGATAGTCGCTCTCTTCCGGCAAGCTTCGTATGTCCGGTAAAAATGAGCCCTGGTTACGCCCATATCTTTCGTCAGAGTGCTGCATATATCCTTCCAGCCCATGATTTGAACGGCCTTGGTAATTGCGGGGTCATCAAATTGGGGCTCTCCGTAGTACCCAGTCCTACTTATTTCCAAAAAAACCTTTCCCCACGCCTCTTCGGGCGACGCATTCTCAGCCTCTATCTCCTTCAGGATGGCCGCCGCCATGTTGAAGGGTGCCTTTTCCCGGGTCCGGATCAGAAGAACTACAGCCCTTTCAAATTCTCGATCATTGACATCCTGAAGAGCTAACTCCCAAACCTTGAGGGTTTGTTGATCCGGATCAATTCTAAAAGATTTTATCAGCAAAGCTATCCCCTGGAGGTACGCTTCCCTCGTCATCCTCTCCTCCCATCTGGTTTCTTGGGTCTAGGGTTTCCTCTTCGGCCAAGGCCCTAACTGCATCCATGCCAGTCTTTTCTCTATTAGGATTCTTCCGGTCATCATACTTTCCCTCAAGAATCTTGGCTAAATTATTGACGTTAAGGCACCAGTCGAAATCTGCCCTCCAGCCCTTATCGTTTTCCCCGCGAAGAAATGGACTTCCGATGATTCGCCGAAAGATACCCTTCCACTCTTCCAGGTCCGGGTGCTCTTTCATCCTGGCCCGAATGGCACTCTTCCTACGCTCTGGAAGACTCAACACGTTGGGAAGGACGGTACCACAGACTTCATTCCAGGCTTCCACTAACCCATCGATGTTCAGACGCACAGGTTTATCTCCTGACTCTTCATCCCCGGACGGTGGTTCTAACCCCTCCAAATTCATGACGCCCAGAAAACGATTCGCTACATCAATGATGTCCGCGTTACCGCCTTCCTCCATAATATTGGGTTGCTCCAGAAGATCACGGAAGTCATAAAACAATTTTGTGCGAGGTAAACTTTTTAGGGACTTTTCTACTCCCTTCATGGCCTTGTCGCCGCCGATAGGATTGTATTGCAAGAAATTTTTGACAAGGATTACCCTATTGACTTCGTCGTAAATAGCCATGCCCAATTTACATATTTCATCTAAGGAACTCTTAAACTCAGCAGGTTTAATCTGAATGTCGTCGGCTCCCGATGCCGGTATCAGAACATATAGACCGACAAAGTTACTCATTCGGTTGCCAAGAAGATATATCCAGACTAGCTTCGCCCGCTCAGATAGCTGGCGAAAATTCTCATCATCCCAAATTCGTATGTAGAGCTTTTGGTATTCCATCCGTGCGGATTCCTATTCCACAAAAAGAAAACAACGTTTTCGGAACTTACAAACCGAATCGCAATACCCTTTCTTGTTGGTCATCAATGTTTCCCTCTCTCCACCGGGAGGGCATTTGACCATGTTATCGGCCAGGAAATAATCTTCTGGCTTTTTCCCCTGCTCGATCCTGGGCCCCTTGCTGAATCCAAAGGTGTCCGGTTCTTTGGTCTTCCCTTTAACTACCGTGGACCTTTTGCCCCCTTGCGGTGGCGGAGCGTTGTACGGCGAAGGAAGGGGAGTCTCGGATGTTGCGGCCGGAGGGGTTGCGGGATCCTCTTGATGAGAGGGATCATCGCCCGGGGCGTATGCTCCCGGGGGTTCGCTCGGCCCCGGGTCTCCCTCAAACTCAGCGTCTACAACTTCACCCGGCTTGGGTTGGGGGGGCTCAGGGGTTGCCTCGGCGCCTTCCACCCCCGGTTTGGTAATGTTGGCTGGTGAGGTCGCTTGATCCGTTGACCAGTCGGATAGCCCGGAGTCCTCGCCTTGATTACTTGCCGGAGCCCCCGTGGTAGCCTGCTGTAGCCTTTCCCTTAGAGCATTCGCTTTCGCGTCGGTCTTCTGTTCGGCATCACTGGCCGGTGGTGCCTCTCCAACGTCAATGGGCGCATCGAGGGGAATGTCAATCCCCTGCTCCCGGTACTCTTCAATGATGGCGGCCTTCTGCATTTCGGATGACATGGGCATCCATTTGGCCAGCTTTCTCACCGGGCTTTTGCGCCACATGGCCTCTTCGGCGGTATTCCAGGGATTGGATTCCTTGTTCTTCTTATTCTCCAGGCTCTTCCGTTTGATCTCTTCAACCTCTTCGGCCCAAAGATATTCTTGAGCGATCAGAATCCCGGATCGATCAAAGGCCTTGGCATAAACCATGATCTTCTTATCGCCGCGCTGGGATGGGGGAAGGGGCTTATGGATAACGACATCCCCCTCGCTGAATTCCCATGGCTCTTTCTCATAGACGATATGGCTGGTGATCCGGCCAACTTCTTTGGACCGGTGGGCAAGGGCGACATACCCCTTGTAATCGATGATTGACTGGCACTCAAATTGCGACCGCTGTGAATTCCAGAACGGCACAAGGTGGGCTTGCTGTAGGGCCCCCCCGGGCTCCAACCCCAGGGATGCCAGGTCAAGCAGGGACCGAAGGAAACTCTTTTGCTCACACTGGAGGAGCTTGGGGTTGCGCGTCACATTGGACAGGGCGATCCGCAAGAATCGATCCAGAGTTAAGGTTTTCGGTAAGACGAGTTGAAACTGATTTTTGTTCGCGTCCAGAAGCGCCTGGACGCTCTTTACCGTGTTGGTCCTGGCTGGAAGATTATTTTGTGACTGAGCCATATTCTCTATTTCCTCCTTCTTATTGTTTTTCCCGAAGCGGTTTCGAATATCCCCCGCTTCCGGCGATTCCTGATCTTGTTGGACGTTGCCTTTGCTAAAATGGCCCGGAGAGATATAAACTCTGTGGACAGTTTGTCTATCTCTTCCCCGATTTCAAGAAATGAAAGCCTGTATTCTCTGGCCCTCTTGATCATCTTCTATTTCCGCTTCACGATTTCCTCCTAAAGTTATTGGTGGGGAAGAGTGGAATCGAACCACTAAACTTTCGTAGCTGATTTACAGTCAGCGGGGCTCACCACGCTGCCCGACTTCCCCTAGTATATGAATTCAACTTCAACGTGAGGTTTGTTCCGGTATTTCTTTCTGGGCTCAAGCAGAAAAACATCCTGATCCGGATGAGCAATGGCCAACTCTTTAGCATTCATCTCGGCCGATTCCTCACTTTCGCAAATTAACCACTTATTTGATCCATCTGGGAGTTTGATAAGTAGAACGAAAAAAATTGGTTTGGTTGACTTTGGCACTTCTATACCTCCTTTTTTTGGCTCTCGATTAATTGGTCAAAATCTTCTTTTGATACCGGGGCAGATTCGTCAAACCATATTCCCGTTATCTGGTCATCATCCACCATACTTTCGAAATCCCCGCAGACATTTGCAGCATTCCAAATTGGATGCCTCCACCCCTTTTTGATCAAATTCCACTGATGAGAATTAAAAACTATTTCATGTTCACGAATATGCCCCCGCTGCCCCCCCGCTCTTTTGCCTATAAAATCCTCCGCTAATAAAAAGTTTTTCCTGCATCGGACCAAACATCCATTCCAGTTAATTTTCCTGTCCTTATCAAGACTGGCCCTGAGCCTCAAGTTCTTACAGTCGAAACAGTTACGTGGACCCGGAGGATAGGAATCGAGAAACTTGTCGGGATTTATTTTTTCTTTTTGGCCCTTAGATGTGACTCTCATGCGCTCCTTATTCGTGATAGATTGGTCGCGGGAAATATGCCCGAAATGGCCGAGATGGTTTGCCCTGCTTCAGATAGCTTTCGTAAATTTGGTAGGCGAGGAGATTTTCCTTGGCGAAGCCTTTCTTGTCGAGACTTTTCTTTCCGGCCTGTTCTTTCCAGTAGATCCTAGCCCCTGCGCCGTCGGCCACGCTCGCCCCGGCCCTCTCCATCTCTTCCTTTATTTTCTGCTCGCACAGGTCCAGGTAGGCTTCGGAATCATCTTTTAATTGCTTCGCTTCCTGGTATCGCTTGGTGATCTCGGCCCAGAGCCCGGGGTTGATCTTGTCCATATTGGTCAACTCGCTCGGACTCAGGCCGGCTCTAGCCTTCATCTCATCGGCGTCTATCTTAACCGGTGGCTCTTCCGGCTCGATCCCTTGCTGGACCATTTGCCAAAACTTTTCATCTTCCCGAAAAATGATCTTGATAAGCTCTTTGTCGGGTACAACATCGAATTCCAAAAGTTCCCAGAGTTCCGCAGAGAAGACGGCGAAGGCGCCCCACTTGTTCCCGGTAACCCCCAAATAATGTTGCATCTGGACGATGTAGTATTCCTGGAGCCCTTCCCGCTTGCACTTATTGAAGATTCCCATGCTCGGGCACTTACATTCCCAGACGCCGGGCCCCCGCTTGGGATCGTTCGTGATCCTCCGGTCGATATGGGCAACAATAAAAGGATGCTGGGGATGGACGATCCTCTGTTTGACGACTTCGAGTTTGCGGTCCTTCACTACGGAGTAAAGATCCGCAACGATGGCCTCCAGGGTCTTCCCGCGCTTCATGGCCGCCGTCTCTTCTTTGCCCTCTATAAGGCCCATCTTTTCCTGCCAGAGTTCCCTCCGCGTGGTGAATGGACTGACACCGAGCACTATTGGGCTATCGCTTCCTCCAAGGAATGATTTGCGGTCATCTTCTCCAAGGTCTACCTTACGTAATAGGGTTTCGTTCATTTAATGACCCTATTTCCCTTCTTGACATTCCATCGTTTGCGCCAATCTGCATATATCTGTTGCTGACGCGCGACCTGTTGGCCAAAATAGTCTAAGAAGGAATCTACTTCATCTTCCCGGAGTTCGCCGTCATCGAATTTTTGAAAAATGTGGATTCTCGCTTGGGCATTGGATTTATTCACGTGGGAATAACGTCGTTTGAAAAGTAACTTTTCATCGGCAATCCACCGCTGTGGACTTAGTTTTGCACCTTTTCTTTTAATCGCATCGGAGAGATATTTTTCGGGAATGCCTACGGCATCGGCTGCTTTAGAGAGGGTTATATTTCCATCTCTTAGAAGGAAAAGTGCTTTTGCCAATTTCTTGTTGTTAATTCTTGATATCGCATCCGCGTAAATCGCTTTGATCATTCCATGGGGATAGATATCTGCAAAATGTGTTATAATTTTTTGGTATGATGCGTGTTGCTGCTCTATAAGGAAGGTAATGGAGTGGCGCAAATCTTCTCTTGTGTTTGGCAATGCCCCACCCATATTTGAAGCCAATGCCTTTTTTACAAGAAGGAATAGGTCGCCATCTTTTTCGACTATAGCTCGGATGGTGGATAGATTTAGAAATTTGGTCGCTTCTACCCGGTGCCTTCCGTCGATGATCTTATAATCATCTGTGATCCGGATGGGACCAAGATCAACGTCACCCCCCATGAGGGATGCCAAGTATTCGACGTGTTTTTGATTCGTCTCAGTTCTTACATAGAACGAATCTTTTAACTCAGAGATATTTACCTTAATGATTTGTTCCTTCATAATTCACTTCCTTCCTTTTTGATCCACCGCAAAAATGCTTTACGATCAGTTTTTGTAGATCTCTTCCAGGTATCCTTTAGTCTCCATAGATTTTCGGAGTCATGCTTTATCGGCCTACCATCGTCCACTTCCTCTCCCAGACTTTCTTCTAGGCTTGGTTCTTTCTCTTCTGGCGGTGGTAATTGATCTGAAAGTTGTGGAGTTGATTCCATACTGACATTTGTCAGTAGTGCCTTTTCCATCCGTCCGGCCCTAACCTCAATCGTGTTTGGCTTAACATCCGCCTCAAACAATTTCTTGATCCAGGCGGCGATTTCGTGCCCAATGGCATACTTGGTCTTTCCATCCTTCAGCCCCTTCTCGATCTCTTGTTCGATAAAAAGCTGACACGCTTGCTGCTTCGCTAGGCGATCCATTATTTGTTTCCCCTCCAGACCAAAATGTCCTGATTGGCAAACGTAAGAAACTCTTCCTTTTCTTCGTAGACAGCCTTCTTCCACCATTTCGTAAGATGATCCAGCGGGGTTGTGGTGGAGGGTGGTTTCCCGATCAATTCCCCCTTGGTCTTTTTCATCTTCCCAGACAAAACGTCTGCCTTCTCTTCCGGCGGGAGTTGATCGATGGCCGCGGCGAATTCGGCATCCCTCTCGATGGTCTTGGAGGAAACCCCGTACTCCTTGGCCAACTTCTCCGATGAGCAAATCGATTCACCCTTCTCGATCTTCTGCCGAATCCCTCTCAGGTAACTGATTTGCTTTGGGGTGAGATTCCGGCGGGCGAACTGGTTGGAGATGATCCAGATTTTGGCCTGGTCCCTGGTCTCGAATTCCTTATGGACAATCTTGAATTCCAGGTAATGGGCCTTGCAGATCTCATATCTCCGGTGTCCATCTACCAGAAGATCCCCCCAGACAATCAACGCATCCCGGCAGCCGTCGGCCAGAATTGAGGCTTCTAGGGCATCCCTTTCTTCCTTAACCATGATTGGGATCAACCCTTGAAACTCGGGATCGATTTGCACGGTGCCTATATCTAAAAGTCTTGTCATATTGCCTTGCCCTCCCTTGCTTTGATAAAGTCTTTTATGAGAACCGAAAAGCTATGGCCATAGACATCTGCGAGCTCACCAAATTTTTTGGAAATTACCCCATCGTCTCCGTTGTCGTTAACCACGTCACGGTAATGGAGTCTCGCGCCGCACCGCGGGCACTTCATGGTCTCCATGGCTTGCTTTGCTTCGGCTTCACTCATGGCTTTCCTCCGGCGCCCCGAGTCCTTCCAGGGCCTTCTTTCGGTCCTTTGCGGCTTCCAGGCGGCGCAGTTCGGATTCTCCCAGGTCCATAAGAAGTTGTTCCCTTGATCCGACGATCTTCAGCCCAATAGATGAAATGAATTCTTGGAGTGGGGTGTAGTCTTGGACTACATAGCAGAATATTGGCAGGTACTTCACGAACGCTGTCCTTTTTTCTTCATTTTTAGTCCATGAATCAATCTGCGCGGTAGTAATGGGCCCATCGCCATCGTCTCGTACCATGAGTTCGTTCATTTTTTCTGCGATGTGGGCCCGGGACATCCTTGAATTTTTGATTGCGATTGCCATTGAAGACTTGATACTCATCATGTAACTCTTGAAACTTTTTACTAATTTTATCTGTTCAACCATGTTTTTTACCCCTTCTTGTCTTTCTGCCCCTATTAGCGTGGTTTTGAATGTCTAATCAAACCAAGCCGTTAGACATTGACTTTTTGGGCAAAAAAAATTATCTTGAAAGTAAAGGAAGGTGCTTGACAAAAAAGAAAACATCTGATAGACTCCATTTCGATTAAAAAGTTCATTCGGACTTCAATAATATAAACATGGAGTGAACCAATGTCAAGTGTAGGGGACACGAAAAGTGAAGAAAATTTGGATTTTAATGCTATGTTCTTGATTTTAAAAGAACAATATGCGGTTAAAAATCAGGAAGATTTAGCGGCTAGACTCGGGATTCAGCCGCAGGCCATTTCGAATGCAAAGAAGGCCGGAAGGATGCCGATCAAGTGGATTCATAGACTGGCTCAGAAAAATCTTATTCCCTGGGAAAGGGTTTCTGAAATAATGCAAAGGGGAGGGTCATCTAAAATGGAAGCTGAAACTGCTCGTTCGGGAGTTCTTCCAGAGATTCAGACTGTACAAAGAGGGGAGGAAATGACAATGGCCGAGATTCCTATACCTTATGGATTACCAACAATGAAGGGAATTAAGAGGGTCCGGCTTTTACTTGACCTATTGCAAAGGTGGGTTGACGAATTCTTTCCGGAAAGGCAAAGACCGACTCTTATAGCGTGGGTGGTTGAGAGTGACAACATGGAGCCTACCCTACCCATTCATTCGATGGTATTGGTAGATACAGCCCAGACATCGGTTTCCGAATCGGGTATCTTTGCTTTTCAGACGAACGGAAGTCTCACCTTTCGGAGGGTCTTACCACGATTAGATGGAAATGTTGACGTTGTAAATGATAACCGGGCTTATGTATCCTACAACACCCCGCCGGCGTCCCTAACTTCTGGTGCGTCGCGGGTGGTGGGGAGGGTGATCTTCAAGGGATCCAAAATATAGTGTACTTTCCTATTGACAATCAATAAATCGTGTATTACATTATGGGTGTTGTTCATTTTATATGATGGAGGACACCCTTGGAAAGCCTACTTACGCCGGATGATGTTGCAAAATTGCTACAAGTATCACTCAGGACTGTTTATGCAAACGGAAAACGATTAGGGGGATTCTACCCGGCGGGAATCAAGGTTCTAAGGTTCAGGGAGGAGGTCATCCGTGAGTTTATGGAAGGACAGGGCGAGCGGAACGTGGAAATACACCTTCCAGGTCAACGGGAAGGTTTACGGAGGGGGAGGACACCAGACCAAAGCGGAAGCCAGGACGGCCCGGGAAGAGAAGAGATCAGGCGTGCTCTCTTCTTCAGTCTCCCAAGGATCGGCCCAAACTTTGAAGAGCTTAGAAAAGATCCCTATGACCTTCTTGGAGATGGCCGGCGCCTATCTCCAGACAAGCGAAAGAAGACACGCCAGCAAGACGTTTAAGTATAAGAAATTCGTTTACCGGGCTTTTTTGAAACACGCCGGCGGAGATGGTCTCTTGATAAGCGAGGTCACTCCATATTTAATACAGAACTATCTTCAGACTCGGCCATCAAACTCCAACTACAACCGGCACCGGAAGGACTTGGGGGCCCTGTTTGAGTACGCTCGGCGGATTCTGGGGATCGTCCAGGTCAACCCCTGCAACGTCATCGATAAACTCCCCGAGGAGAAGGCGCCAAAGAAGATCCCTACCCAGGAGGAGTTTGTCAAGCTGATCACTCAGGCCGGCGAGGAAGAACGGCCGCTCCTGATCGTCTTAGCCTACACCGCCGCCAGGATCGACGAAGCCTTGAGGCTCGTGTGGCCAGACGTGAATTTTGAGCATGGCTTCATCCGTTTATGGACGCGGAAAACCAAGGATGGGGCCTACCGCGGGCGGGAAATTCCCATGCGGGGATTCATGAAGAGCTTCATGATGGCGCTATGGGAGAAGCGGACCCAGGACCAGTGGGTATTTTTCAATCCCCAGACTCAATCGCGGTATGCCAAGCGCCCCAGGTTTATGAAGGGGCTTTGCAATCGGATAGGGATTCCTCAATACGGGTTTCACAGTATTAGACATTTTGTCAGTTCATACCTACTCGACCGGGAGAAGATTGGAAAGCCGACGGTTGGCCGGATGCTTGGCCACCAGAGCCTTTCCACCACGGATATTTACAGTCACAGCATAGGTGTCCATGCCGTAGATGATGCCCTGGACATGGCCATGGATAGGCTGGAGGCTGCGTTTGTGCCTAAACTCATAGGTGGCGGAGGTACCAATGACCCGCGTGGTTCACTGTAAGAAAGAGCCCTTCCAGGTTTACATCGGAAGACCATCTAAATGGGGAAACCCATTTCAGATTGGACCGGATGGGACCAGGGAAGAGGTTATCAGAAAATACAGAGTTTGGATACTGGAGCAGCCCGGGCTGTTAAAGGCAATCGTTCCGGAGCTGAAGGGTAAGACCCTCGGGTGCTGGTGCCATCCAAACTTTTGCCACGGTGATATTCTGGCTACGATTGCCGATACGATGGGGTTAAGGGTTGAACTTCGGGCACCCACAACCAGTTGCAGTTCTGATGAAAATAAGGGATAAGTAAACGTACTGTGTACCAAAAAACACCATCCAAGTCTGCGAAATGATTGAAATCAAACATAAAATTTACTACCATGTTCCGCCACATCGGCAGGGGTTACTTAGCTCTAAGTTGAGCATAATTATTGTATTTTTTAAATTACAAGATTTTCTTGGTTGCGGTTCAGTTGCGGTTTTTGAAATATGAAGGCTTCGTTTGTGAATTTAGGAGCCCGGGGGCGCTGGCGTCGTTGGGGGTCTTCCTCGCGCGGAAAGGTCTCGCGGCTTTCGTGGCTCGACCACCCAAAACAATAAGGGGAAGGCTTTTGACCTTCCCCTTTTTATACTTCTATGTTTTTATGTCACCCTATTTCTTCTTCATTCTTCGATGGTTCTCCTTTTTTTGATCTTCAGGCGGGTCTAATTTTGGCTCGAATCGGTCAACCTCTACCTGGGTACTTGCCTTAACCACGATCCTTGGTACGTCTCCGTTGATCAGGATCACTTCCCCGATTTCCCCCTCCATGACACCCAATTTCGGGAAGTGGAATTGAATGGTTATTCTGTTTTGGTTCGGGTCGTAGATGGCTTTCTTTCCTCCGATGATAACCACGGGCTTCAACTCACCCCCCCTTCCCCGGTAAAATCTCCGGCAAACATGGCTTTTAATTCCTCCTCGGTGAAGATGTCTCCGGCAATTTCCATGATCTCCTTTTGATCCTCGTCCGGCAACCCGGCCAGGTCTCGTTTGATCATGTCCATGAGTTTGTCTTTCTCGGTCGTCGGAACTGCATCCAGGTCAATCACTCCTATGGTTTCTTTCATCGGTTCAATCCTCCTCTGGTAGCATGACGGTAATTACCGGTTCAAGGTCGTCGCCGGGTCCGCATACTGCTTTCAGCTTGAATGTCTTCCTTGCTTCGTGGAACTCTCCGTTTTTCCGGTACAGGTGGGTGGCAAAGATTACGGGGAAGAAGATGGTAGTTCCCCCCCTCCGTCCGTACATCTTCAGCATGGCCACAACGTCCAACCCTCTCCCTCTGGCCGATTGTCCGGCGCATTTCATCCCCTCGGGGCTGTTGATGAGGGACCAGACAGAGGCAGTCACGGCAACCGGGTATTTAAACCCGTACTCCTTCGCCCAATCGGTGATGTCGATCAACACCCCGTCTTCGATTGCCTGGGCTCGGGTGTAAACGTCCAGCACTTCAAACCCGTCCCATGGTCCCCCCTTGATTACGTCGCCTTCTTTCATACTCACGGTTTTCTTCCCTCCCTTCATTCTGGAATTTTAAACGGTCCAACCATGGCGCCCGGCTTGGCCTTTTCCTCTACGTTTCTCAAGACTTCATCCTGCCTTTCCTTGGGCACTCCCCGAGCATTCCAGGAGTCTCTTAGTTTTTGTTCAATCTTTTCTGCGTCTACCTTGGCATAGATGATGTTCTTGGTTCCCTGCATCCTAAAGAGCTGCCAGGGGTCGTTATTCCCCCATTGTGCGGTTTCCTTGGCCCGCTCCATGGTATTAGCTCGAAGGATCTTTACTTCTACATGGGTTTGCTCGCCCCTCTGCCATTTCTTATCGGGCCTGTGGAAGTCGCGCAGGTTGATTGCTATCCATGTTGACACGGTTTACCTCCTTACCAGGCTTCGACTTGGTGGCAATTTCGGTGCATGATCTTCCCGCACTCCAGACAAAACAGTTTCTTGTATGGAATGTCTGATTTGTAATCTTCGAGACATTCCTCACACTCGTAGTAATACCAGCGTGTTTCCTTGGGAATAACCATTTCGACAACATCTTGCAGCCCGTCACTCTTCCGCAAAATTACCGGCATTCTTATTTACCTCCCTTCTTTTTTGGATTAACAACCCAATCGGAGGGGCGGAGCCTCCCCCGTCCCTCCTGTTGGATTTTTAATCCCCCTTCATGGCTTCCTCCTTTTAGTTGTCGGTTTATCCTGGCTTGGTATAGTCCCAACCCAGCCCGCTTACATCTCAATCCGGCGCTTATACGTCCCGGTGATCTCGCTCACGTCGGAGATGTCGGCCGCTTCCCTGGCTATACTAGCGGCTATGACTCCCAGTTCTTTCCGGAGCTCGTCTTTCTCCTTCAGCTCTTTGGGGTCCACCGTCTGTAGCTTGGCCCGCAGGGTGCTCAACTGGTCCTCGATTTTCTTGTCGCCGACGAAATTAAGGTAGGTAAATTTGTCGATGATACCGTTAAGGCTTTTGATGGAATTCCCGTTGATAATGTCCCCCCTAGATACCCGCTCGGCAACGTGCAGACACGTTTCCTGTACCTGAAACCGCAGATCAACCACGGCATCCCGCAGGAATTCATCGAATTGGACTTGCAGATTATCCTTGAATCTCTGGTAGGCCTCTACGGTTTCCCCCTCGCGTATTCCCCCGGGTTCACCGATCTCGAAGACTTGCCAGGTGAAGTAAAATAGGCGGCGGATCTGGTGAGAGGCGGGATAGAATGGCTCAAGTTTGTCCCGGTGTTCGGGGTACTTCTCAAGCATGGCGTCCCGGATCTCCTGGTAACGGTCAAGGAAAGAATCCACGGCGCTCTGATATGCGGCTTTGTACTCCCCTAACTTGGCATCCACGGCCAATAGACGGTTACGGGGAACAAACCTGGCCCCACCTACCGGGAAGGCGAAACTGTCGCGCTCCAAGGAATTACGGGCATTCCCTTCAACCTGTGTGAAGACATTGCGCTCTTCTTGGGGTATTAACATCTTTCTCCCCAACTTCATGAATTCTGGAATTTGCTCGGGGGTCAACCCCAGGTCGTCAGGGCTGAGTTTCTTCCCCCCGCTCCATTTGCCTACGCTTAACGTCATCAGAATTCCATCTTTAAAGTTCATTGTTTTCGTTCTCCTCATCCGCACCACTGGTTTCCGGCGGTGCATTCTAGGGGTTTTTTTTCCGATCTCCAACCAGGGCAATCGGTGCATAATTTGCACAGGATATCGGCGGTTTCCTCGTCCCACCAGTCAGAAATAAGGTGGCCTGTGTTCGGATCTACCCTTAAGACTACCGGCTTGGGTTTATCCACGGTTCACCCTCACCCTTTCGCTCAAATCCTCGGCGTAATACTCGCTTGTTTTCTTCGTGCTGGTGATCTTCCCCAGGGCTTCTTCGATGAACTGGGAAGACTTCATACAGGCCTTTCCCTTGAATCCATGGGTTTTAACCTCGACTACTCCCTCGTCGTCAACGTCAATTATGATTTCCTGCATATTTATCCCCTCCTCAGTGTCAGTCTTATTCCATCAACCTGTTGCATTCCTACGGCTCCCCTTAGCCTGTCCATGAGGGTCCGCTTTTCACTTACCCTGTAGCCGGCTCTACGTGCCACGGTCTTGGATTGTTCCACGGTATAGGCTTGCTTCAGCTTCCCCCCTCCCTTGCCCAATACCTTTTCCAGCCCTCCGCTCTGATAGAAATCCCACATCAAGATATGCTCGCCGTTGCGCTCTACAACTCCAATTTCGAAGGTGGCACCCGGTACCCTGATCGCGTGAGTGCATTTGCCCAGGTCTTCAACCTTGAAACCCGCAGGAAGGGGATAATCTCCAACCCAATGGCCCCACCATTTGTAGGTCTTCTTCCCCTCGACGAATTGCAAACCCAGGCGGGCACAGGCGGCCTTGAGTGCATCAAGGCTCTTGATCTTTAATTCGATCTCTGAAACGTGACTCATTCGGTCTTACCTCCCTTCAAAAACTTGATGGCATCGGCTGAGTCTTGAAAAAGAGTCTCCTTACATTCAGGGCAGGAAAAAGAAACATCATCAGGCTCGAAGCTGATTTCTTTAAGATCAAGGTCGTCGCCTCGATTGTTTAACGATGCCTTAGAACAGACATAAGGAAACTCTTCGCGGATCAACATCCCGATTTCCTTCTTGCATTTTTGACACGTCGGCATTATTCAACCCTCCTTCCTGTCGGCTTTGCTTCCCTTGCTTCCAGGGTCGCGGGTATGGTCCTTGTCCTTGCCCAGTCGCGCAGGGTTTCAATTTTGTCGGCCATGCTCTGAGATAGGGGAATAACGTACCGCTCGGCTTCTTGCAGCGTGCATTTCATCATGGCGGCGATACGGCAAAGGCTCTTGATCTCCGCACCGCTCCAACCCTGTAGGTTATGGGTAGGTTCCCCCTTGACGTGGTATTGTTTCTGGTACAAGTCCAGGATGATGCGGCGCTCGCGCTCGGTTGGCAGGTCTACAAAGAAGATAGCATCCCATCTCTCAGCCCGAAGGAATTCCGGCGGCATCTTGGAAACGTCATTGCAGGTGGCCACAACAAACACCCGGCTTTTGTGGTCGTTCAGCCAAGTTAAGAAGGTACCAAACACCCGGCTTCCCGTCCCTCCGTCTGTCGATCCGCTTGACTGGATACCGGAAAGGCCTTTTTCAATCTCATCTATAAAGAGGATGCAAGGACTAAAGGCATCGACCACGGCAAGGGCTTCCCTGATTCGCCCCTCGCTCTCACCTACTAGGCTTCCAAACATCCGACCGAAATCCAGGCCCGGCGTAGGCAACCCGAGAGCCTTTCCTAGTCCCTTAGCGAAATGGCTCTTTCCGGTCCCGGGTACTCCAAGCAAGAGCACTCCCCGGGAGTATGGGCTATTGACAATCTTTAAGGAGAATTCCTTTAGGTTCTCCAACCCTCCCAGGTTTTCAAGGCTCTCGTCGAATTTCTCCAGCATCAAAGAGGCATTCTTTTTAATTAGCTGGGTCTTCTGCTCCATGATAACCAAGGGATCAAAATATTTCTTGGCTATAAGGGATAGAGCAAGAGAATTCTCAAATTCAAATGAAGATAATCCCTTCCCAGCTTCCAAGATTGCTTCTTGCTTCTCTTCGCTCGGGAGGGGTACCTTACAACTATCGGCCATATAAAACAGTATCTTTTTAAGGTCTTCCCTCCCTGGAAGATCGAAAGACAGGGCGGTAAAGACCTTCGATAGTTCGATGGGGATCTCGACGGATGGCGCCAACACCACCAGACTTTTCAGGCTGGCCTTATACTGGTCCACTAGGTTGTAAATCCTCTGGATGATGTCGATGGCGGCATCACCCCTAAGAAACCTATGAAGGTTTTCAATAAACAGAATTGACTTCTGGTTAATCGTGGTAAGGAAACCCACGGCGTCAAGAGGATCATGTATTTCTGGCTTGGAAAAGCCGGGCTCATTTAAACCGACAACCTCATGAATCCCGGCTTGACAATTCCAATAGAAACACTTATACCCCTGTGCTTTTGCCTGAGCTCCCCACTCCATTATCGCCCTACTCGGTTCCTGCGTCTGAACCCATAGGGCAGGAAACCCGGCTCGTACATGTGACAGGAATTCCATAATCTTCCCTACCTCCCTCCAATAGTTTTCTACACTTCGCACACAGTATGCAAAGAGTGATTCCCGGCTTGATTACGCCGTCTTGGTGCTTTTTCCTACAGTATGGACAGAGTAGGCGGCCGGTCATTAGATCAAAAACCGCACAACCGCTTGAGTTTGCTCTGCAAAAGGTTGTGTCCAGGCTCGAATCAACCAAATCCATCCTAAGATAATTATGACACCTACCGTCAAACCCATTCCGGCCATGGTCGCAATCACAAAGATTTTAATCGCGTTCATTTTTGTTCCTCTCCTCCCTTAGTTTCTTGGCTTCCGAAAGAAGCTTGACTTGACATTCTAGACAAATCCCATGGGTGATGCGCTCATCTTCCATGGGTTCTTTCATGCCCAATGCTCGCTTGCACCATGCACAAATCACAATCATGCGTGTCCCCAGATATAAAAACGCTCATTGTCCCACTGAACAGCGACAACAGGTTTTTGATCTTTCTCAATCATCAGGTCTTCCAAATCATCATCATCATCTTTGTCGGATTCATCCGACGTTTTCGCCGAATAAGCCATGATCGACTTCCTCCTTCCTTCCAAGGCTGGCCCATGGTTCCGTCCAATGCTTTCCCTTGCTCATTCCAAGGCAGAGGCGACAAGCTCGTTTTCCTTGCGCGAAGTATTTCTGTTTACAGACAACCTCCACCATCTGCATCTGTCTGGCAGGACACCAGTAAAGTTTTTGTCCTTTGAAGGTGACGACAACTTTGGGCTCCATGATTATCTCTTCCATAAAACCCCCAGGGCGGTCTTTTCACTGCTTAGCAAAAGACGCAGGGCCCGGCGGAATCCAAAATTGAAGAGCACCAGGAAAAAATGTCGCTTTGTGATCACTCCGCTCATGCTTTGCCCTCCCGGCTACCCGATCCAAAACCAAAGGATGGCGCAACCTATAGCCCAAAAGATGCCGGCGTATAAGCTCGCCCATCTCAACATTTGCCAATAAGCGAAATCCGGTCTTAAAATTCGGTCCCTGTAATCGCTCATCCCTTCCCCCTCCCTATGCCAGCTTGTAACCATCGACGATTATCTTAGGAAGGATCATCACTCTTGAACCCGTGAGCACGGAAATAACTACCGTACCGATTCCCAAGAGCTCATACCACTCCTTTTGAATCCTCACCCATCTTTTCATCTGTTTTCTTCCTCCTTTTTGGTTTCCTGGCCCTCATGCTCCAGGCCCCTATTTTGTAGGTAATCCTCTTTTCTTTTGCCATTCCCTGAAAATATGATCATCAATCGGCTTATAGCCTTGAACCACAGTCTTTTCCCCCTCATGTTCCTTCCCATAGCATCTGCATTTCATCCCTTCCGGATGGCCGCATCGGAGATAATGCCCATCTTTTACCCAGGCCTGATTCTCGTAGTCATATCCATTCATCAGCCTGCCTTCCCGGTACTCGTTGGTGCTCATTCTCATATGGATCACCCTCCTATTCCTAAAAAGTCTCCGTGAATTCGATGGCGAGCTGCTCAAGGTCTTCGATTACTTTCTTCATCTTATATTCGAAATGATGAGCTCGAACGTTCCCGGCTTTCAGTTCATTCAAGACACCTTCCAGGAGACCACGGGCTTTTCCCATCTTCACTAGCTTCTGCACCATCGCTTTCCGGCCCATTTTGCTTTTCCCTCCTCATTTCCAGGTGGTTATCCGTGGGATTATTGGTTTACTTTTTGTAAAATTTGTCCAAACACTGGACACAAGTGCATGCATGGATGTTGTCGGAATACCTGTAATTTATCTCTTTTACGGGGATATCACAGGCCGTTTTCCGGTCTTCCTCTTTCTGCCAGATAGCTGAAAAATGGAATACCCTTTCATTGTCTTCCATCTTACTTTTTCCTCCCTTCAAACTTTCGAAAGAATTCATCTTTTATGAAGCAATTCCCATGCCAGAAATACATCTAAAATTGATTCTTGATTCTATAATAAAATCAAGATGATAGACAAACCGTAAAAAGTAAAGATCGTCTGGTGTGCAGTAATTAAGCCACACTCTGCGGCCTAAAATCAACAAAAGATGAATTCATTAAATAAATCATACATTTAAAGTGTAGCAAAATATCCACACAAATTGATAAAATGTGGCTTTTCTACAACAATCATTTAGAATTCTATCATCTTAAATGTATTGAAGCCTCTTTTTTGATACATAAATTATTTCAATGGGTGGAATGAATGGTGGTTCAGTGAGTGCCTAAAACGCTTTTCCCCCTCGTCCTACTGAGGGATGGTAGTATCGATGGGGGTATCCATGGTACCTTCCATGGTAGTATGGATGGTACCTTCCATGGTACCTTCAAGGTAGTATCTAAGGTAGACAGAAGCCCCCATGGAAGGGGGTAGTATAGGTCCTGGTTATGGTATTCTTTTATATTTAATTCTTTCTTTATTGACCTTTCTTTCTGTGGATGAATCACCATTCAGTCGGCTTTTGAAGCTCAACCGCAACTGGCACCCGCAACCGGGAAGAGCTCAGCCTTCTAACTACCTGGAAGATCAGGAGGCTTCTGGTCCTGGCCTCCTGCCTCCCTGGCAACTCGCCCGGCTTGAAGGTTTTGGGATTGACGATTCGCTTCAGCTTGATAAAGCTAAAGACACTCCAGGGTCCGGTCACTCGAAGCGAGCGAGCACGACGAAGGACGCATCGACCAGGCGATGGGCATCCGTCCCAAGAGCGGGGGCGGCGAGGGGGTACAGTCGAGAGGCCCGGGGGATAAGGAATGGCCGGGGCCCCTATTTGCTCCCTCTCATACACGTGCTCTCGTCCTCCAGAGTAAACAGTCTCCCGGGGTTGTTTACCTCTATTACAGTCTTCCACGGCTGTTTTCTTATTTTCCTCTCTTTTCTTATTCAGGAAAATCCTATAAGTTCGTCTAGTTTAAAATTTTTTCCTAATTTTGGTAAAACAGTTCACAAATGGTTGACATTTATACATGGTGGGTGTATAAATATAATTATACCCCTAGTTGGGAGAGATATTGAAAAACAGAACGACATCCAAACATTTCGAAATTTTCAAGAAGGAGGCGGAGTTATGGCTTAAAAGGCTTGGGTTAATCGATTATAGGGTTGAGTTTTTTCATAAGGAAATATCCAAAGATGCCCTTGCTGTCATGGATGCGAATATTGATGGCCGAGTAGCCACAATTACGCTAGCTATCGACTGGTCGCATGAAAGGATTTCGACTTACCAGTTAAAGAGGACGGCTTTTCATGAAGTAAT